CCCATTGGGAGTGTGTCCAATATTTACGCTCGTCATCTTCTTCCTCAGCATACCAATATGCGTCAGAAGTAAAATCTTCAAATACTCGCATTTATATAACCTCTTGATTGTGTTATACTCAATTTGCATTCCACTCCAACTGTTTGAAATGCGTTCATGTGTTAGACTCCTCGACTCTATTCCTACTGCCTGTTTATTCCTTTGGGGCAGTAGGATTTTTTTTGTTTCGAGAAACCGTGAAGCTATTTTATTGATTTTATCCCCTCAGTCAACCTTAACTTAACTTATTTTAATGCACGAAGTAAGTCAGATTGCACAATGTCTTTATCTTTCAATACGTTAATGATTCGCTCATCAATGCAGCCTTTGCAGATTAAGTGGATAATCCTTACCGCCATAGTCTGTCCTTGCCGGTACAATCGAGCATTAAACTGCTGGTAATACTCCAAACTCCAGCTCAGTGAAAACCACACAATCATGCTACCACCGTGTTGGATATTAAGACCGTGACCGGCTGATTGAGGATGCGCAAATAGAAGGGGTATTTCGCCATTGTTCCATTCATCAATAGTGCTTTGATGCTTATCGAGAACTCGCCCGTCTGGAAAGCGTTTAAGTAGTCGCTCAAGATCGCTTTTGAAGTTATAGGCAACAAGGATATTCTCCCCATCGTTCTGCTCAATAATGTCTGCAAGCGCATCAAGTTTTGCATCATGGACTATTTCATAGTTTTTAAACTCATCGACGTACACAGCACCAGCGCAATACTGCAATAACTTATTGGCAAGTGTCGCTGCGCTTAATGCTTCAACTTCGCTATTTTCAAAATCAAGATATAGTGTTTTTTCAAACTGCTTGTATTTAGATATTACCGCAGGTTCTAATTGAATTTCTTCATATAATTCAATGTAGTCTGGCATATCAAGGTAATCACTTGTTTCCATTGATATGGTAAATGGCGCTATCAATGCTTCAATTTTCTTTTGTGAATCTTTGCGAGGGGTGTATTTGTAACCGCTATAATCCTGTTCAAAGAATCGGCTTTTATACATAGTCATGGTTCGCCCAAGTGCTTTACCGTTATCCACTAAATAGCATTGTGACCACAGGTCAAGTAAGCCATTGGGCGAGGGTGTACCTGTCAGTAGAGTGATGTAGTGAACATACGGCAATGCTTTGCGTAGTGCTTTGACACGTTTGCTTTTATCGCTTTTAAAGCTGGAGCAATTGTGTACTAAAATTCCGTTGGCAAAATAATCATTGATCCCGTTAATTTGTAAATTGAATACATTTCTTGAGCGCGATTGTTGGATATTCTCAATACTGTCCACCCTAACGATTGAAGAAAGGTATCTTTCTTTTCGTCCAACCGCTTTCGCGATCTGTGAGAGTTTCCATCTACTTCTAACGCAATTTTCTTTTGAGGAATTCCGAAATCTACTTTGTAGCAAGTTGGATAGCCACTGGTTCTTCCCATTTTTGTGGGTATTGCACACTGCATTATCCATTCTGACGGTAAGATTTCCCTCATCATCTTCTCGCATTCTGAAATTTTCCCATTCCCTCCGCGCACAATTGGTTGATGCCCAGAAAGTTTGTGAGCTAAACTTAATTTTTGTTTTACTTCGTCTGACCATTCTAACCCTTTGTTCCAAGTGGTTCTTTGTCCAGATGCGTAATTCTTTTTTGCTGTTTTTGAAGTTTTTTCCATGACTTCTTTTTTGTGTTCTTCTGTTCTGATATTGTGCATATGTTTTTTTGAACAAGACCGGCTGCATAACTGATGAGTTAATTTGCGTTTCATATAGATTGTTCCGCACAAAATGCAAACCCCGACATCCCCGTGCTTGAATCCACCCCTTTTCTGTTGCAAAAGGATGATTTCCTGTACATTCAATACTTGTTCCGTCTGATAAATATAATTTGATAAGGTCATAAGATTCTTTTTTAAAGATATTAGTAATAGGTTTTTCTCCAATTGAAGTTATTACAGATTCTCCAATTTCAAGAGTTTTTATATCACGAAGTCCTGTAGGGGTCAATATCATTGTACCCTCTGGAAAACACTCATCTACCACCACCATTTGGAATGGAAACTTATCCCTGTAATGCTTCACTAGCCATACGACATTTTCCCGATTGATAACATAAACATCCGCATCATGGTGCAAGGCGGCTAGGCGCTTTTGCTCTGTGCCTGTGCATATTTTGAATTTCAAATCTTTGAGATGTTCCCATTCTTTTGCTTCCTGCGCCCAGACGCTGTTAGCGACTCTCAGTGGCGCGATAACAAGCGCTTTAGTAATCACACAAGCATCAATTAAATCGTTGATTGTAGTGAGCGTAGAAGCCGTTTTCCCCATCCCCATTTTAAGCGCACAAAGTGTTCGCTCTTGTTCAATTTGAAATGTAGAAGTTCTGACTTGGTAATGACGGAGTTCTGCTCTAGTTCTCATTTTAAAATAAACTCCCATTCAGCAGAATCAATTCGCTTTTCAGCAATATCAAAATAACCTTTGTCTAACTCACAACCAATAAAATTACGCCCAGTATTAACGCAAGCTACGCCTGTTGAACCACTGCCCATAAAGGGGTCTAAAATAATTTCGTTTTCATTACTGCTGTTTTTAATATAAAACTCCATTAATTCGACCGGTTTTTCAGTTGGGTGAACTTTATTGCCCAATATATTGTTAAAAGAATGAACAGTTTTACTTCCCCCTATGTCATTAATCCATTTTGCTTTTCCTTTTCTAGCAAAAATAATGTACTCGCAATTTTTCATATAATACTGACTCGGAGTATTATTATTTTTTTGCCATATTAGTAAATTGTGAATCTTGAATCCTGCATCAATAACTGATTTTTGTAAGTAAAATAGATTAGAAAAATTAACCATGAAATACGCATGAGAATCATTTTTTAATGTGCGATAACATTCATTAAGCCAATGCTCGAATAATGGGACAGACTTCATCAGCTCTCTATTTCCTTTTAATATCCCTTTTGGTCGGATTGAATTTACACCATCTAAGTCACCGCCCGTTATTATTTTATAAGGAGGATCGGTCAGTACCATATCAACTGAATTATTTGGTAGAGTTTTCATAAACTCGATGCAATCACCATGATGCAAGTTAATATTAGTGCGCATAATCGCCTTCCACTGGTAATCGATAAAGTAACAGGGTATCTACTGCTTCTTTTGAATCAATGACATAGACATGAACACCTAATTCACGTCGCCTTTGATGATCTCGTTCTTGCGCTTCAGTAGGTTTCTTTTTAGGCGCTTTGCATTCAACAAAAAATATCGGTTGAAATGGTAAAGTAATTAAACGGTCTGGGACTGAGCGACGATTGGGCGATGTAAACTTCTCGCACGTTCCACCTACTTTTTTGATTTGATCGCACAGGTATTTTTCAATTTCTTTTTCAAACATTGTATCCAACTCCTTTTAACACTTCGTTTGCTTTAGTGTAGTAATAATAAAAATCAATATCCTCTGGAAAAGCATTTGGCAAATTCATTAGCGGGCGACATCCTTGTGAGATAGGGACTTTGTTTCCATTCTTTGCATAAACAAGTGAGGTATCAGCAAGACCTAAATCGCAACTGTGATAGAAACGAACGGCTTTACCAAGATACTCCCCTCTAAACAATGCGCCACCGGTAACTCTGCGAACTGTGACAAACTTTCTAATGTCCTCACAATCGGTAATTGTCTTTTCAATTGGCGTTCCGTTAGCGATAAATTCAGCAACGGCTTCATAGATGAGTAAGCCGTCGGGGTTTTTGCTCAGTGACGCTTCACCAAAGCACCCTTTGCATTTAGTTTTACCATCGAGCTTCACAGCGATATAGTTATTTACATCACGCGACGCGAGTTCACGGTAATCGGTTTGCTCTAGCGTGTAGCTGGTTTGAATCTCCCAATTGAATAGAATATCTTGGAGCGTAGGTATTTGGCTTTCGTGGTAATACGTCACAATCCCATCGGTGTTTGCACTAACTACGCGAATACCGTTTAATTCAAGTTCTTCAATCAGCATAAGTAGTGATAGTTGACCTGTGATTGTTGTTTGCAGAAGTAACTGCGGTGAGTATAAGCTACTGTATTTACTACCAAATTTTCCAAAACTCCCGTTGAGTACGATTTTAAGTGTATCGGCAGTAACTTTATCGCCTGTGTGTTTCGCTGTAATACGTTTCTTTACAATCTCTCGGTAAAGATTAAGAAAATTTTCTCCCATTGATTCTGGAAATAACCTTTGATGCAAGATAATTGATGGGTAATAACTAGCCACATCAAAATCAGATAGAAAGTAACCACTGCTGGTTTTGATGTGTTGCTCAACTTCGCGTGAATGTAATCCACCGATTCCCATTTGATATGAAGCATTGCCGATTTTAATAGGTTCGCTTAACCATTTAGGCAATTCAACACTACCGTTATCTTTTAGCGTAAAAGTTTCATAAATTAGCTGGTCAAAAATGTCGCAGAGTTCCTGTGTTTTAAACTGAATAATATCTGGATTTCGATAAGTAAACGTGTATTTATCATCAAACTTTGTGGCACGATAATGCTCGCCAGTTTTCTCGTAAAGTTCTGATTTTATAATAGTTTCAGCAATTTGCGCATCGGATTTTGAATTAAGGTTGATACCGTATTGCTGTGTCATCTCTTTGCGCAAGTCTATCTGCCCTTTGAGCTTGTCAAACAGTTCACCGGTCACTTGCGTATCGTTTCTGCAATACTTGCGCATCAAACTACGCTCAGTATCTTTTATTAACTCGTTAGGATCAATTGGCAAGTCTTGCATTTTCTGCGTGTGAATACGTCCACCGTAAATTTTAAGCGATGCCTGTCCAATGGGGATTTCGATAATGTCGATATGTTTATCGTAAGTGGGGACTTGGAGGTTATGCTCTTTGAGTATCTGCCAAGTAACGCGCTGATCTGTGATTATTTTTGTGGAAAGTTTGTGTAATTTTGAGCAATCCCATGCGTCCAATGCGCCATGTATAACAGGTATATCGTAGTTTAACCCATTGAATGAAACGGTTTCATGATTAAGAAATAGGCGCTGTATCTTTTTGGCTTGCTGCTCATTTAACTTTGCATCTTCGCCAAATAATTCTATTTCAAGCGATGTACCTGTTTTGTGGTTAACGGCTAAAAATAGCCAATAGTTTTTATAACACTCAGTGTCAATAATGTAAGTATTCATAGGGGTGTCCTATTTGTGAATATAAAAAAACCGACAATCTGGAGTAACAAATTGTCGGTGAGGTCTTTAGGTGGAGCTTGAGGTTTTAAAAGTAAGTTTGCTTGATTTTATAAGAGTGAACATATAAAGCTACTGACTCATACCTTTTTTGGGTCTATGAGGACACCCGCAAACTTACTTTTAAAAACTCAATTAGGCGACACGCATACGCCAATATGCGTGTCTAGGATTTAATGCAACACACTATACACTCGAAATATAGTGTGCTTAAAACATTCAACAAAAGCCAATAGCTAAATAATCAGTTTAACTATCACTAAAAGCACTGTTTACTACCCCACTACAATCAGTTCTAATCTTCCCTATGTAGTTAGTGAATTACCGTCACCGGTAATCTCAACCCGAATCGAGCGCGTAGCTAGTGCGCTTTACCGATATTAAAGGCTGCAAGGTTGCGAATTGCGGTACGCTACAAGCAATGCTTTTAGTGATAGTGCTTGTCTTTCCAAGCTGTCACAATAGTAATCTCAGTATTCGTCGCTGTACTTTCAAGCGATCCCAAGTCTCCTATTTCTGAGCGTCTGGCCATTACAGGTGCGCTGTGCGCGTACTATCAATAATCAACTCTCTTACTTATACATTTCGATACGTTGTACACCGTATTCTACCTGCGTCTTGAGCCAACCCGATTGGTCGATTCCAACATCGCCAATCCTTTATATCTGGTTCACGTTTGGATTCTTGCCAGCCAAGGTTGTCAATTCTTCGTAAAGTTGATTATTGATAGTGCTTGTCTTTCCAAGCTGTCAATTAACTTTTACGATGTTAATCCAATCGTCTTTTCACCACACTGAGGACACAGAGTATTTAGAAATCATCTTCTTCTGATTCGTCGTCAAAGAAATCAGCGCTTGCGACTTTAGCATCAGAGAATGGATCGCCATCTCTCTTGAATTGAACACCAAGGAGATTACATAGAATTTGGTTACCGCCTCTTTTATGACTTGAATACCAGAAGTCAAAAATGGCGTTTACATAGCACCCAGCATACACCTTGTTATCTTCTTCTGTAATAGGTGAGCGGTCTTTATCGAATACTGGAATGCGTTTATTTGATGTGCCTTTAAGCGACATCATGTCATCATACCCTTCAATGCCTTTTTTATCCCCATCTTGAAAACAAGTGATAACTAGGTTTTTGGGCGCACCGCTGGGAAATGTTTGCGCAATAAATTTATCAATTGCGGCTTGGGTAATTTTATGGTTTTTGCTGTTTTTTTCCATCAAAAAATTTGCTTCGAATTTGGTTTCAACCTTATCGAAAACCGCTTTACGAAACAAAGATGGAAAACTTAAACGAACATCACCTAATTTAATTTGTGTATCTGACATTTTGACCTTCCTGCCTTATGGCTATATGGGATTATGGGTATATGGGATTTAGGTGAGGATGGGGTATTGATAAATCGCCTATTAAGTGATTTCCCATCCTCGTTTTAACTTAACCGGAGAGATAAGTTGAGTTAAGTTTAGATTGATTTATTACTTGTGTCAATCATCAAAATCAGAAAAATCATTTGCAGAAACTGACAACGATTTTCTGGGATCACTTTCTGGTACAACAGTCGGTTTACCCGATTTTTTAACTATCAGATTTTCAAAGTCTTTTATGTTTTTCTTGCCTACTAACTTCTCGAATTTAGCCACTGAAATAAAATTCATTTCGTAAAGTTCCTCATCAGTATGATCAATTCGTAGCGCACTTTCTGCTTCGTCAATATCTGCCCAATCGCGTGAACTGCGACCTTCAACAAGTTTGTAGCCGGTAAACCCATTGCCCGATTCTAAGCGCTCTCTGACGTGTTCTTCAATGGCATTTAGCCAAGATTTAATCAGTGTTGCGCTACTCAGTGCAAGGTTAAGCTCTGCGTCGGATAACCGGTTTACACTTGGTAACTCGTCGAAAAAACCAAACTCGTTTTGAATGGCATTTTCTGTGTAGCGCATAAGCTCTGGGCATCGTGCTTTGTGCTTACACCATAGGCATTGCTTCTCACCAGCAGTCAGCGGGGCGTTTTCCTGCATAGCCAATTCTGCTCGCTCTTTTACCCACTCACCAAATGCTAGTAACTCATCGATACTTATTGTCAATTCATCAATATGGTCTAGTCGCGGTTGGTAGATAATCATTGTGATGGTCTTGATATCTTCAAGCATACCAAACTCGCTATAGACTCCTAGCGCGTAGATTTTAGTTTGCGTAGTATCAGCATAGACTTTCACGCCTTTACCGTACTTCAAGTCGATAATTGTTACGTTATCGTCATTTAGAATGATGCAATCGGCTGTACCAAAACCGTCCTGCGCGTACTCGCTGTAGTCGAGTTTCTGCTCATAGATTTTATGCCCTTTGTGTTCTGCAATGAAGTCCATGTAATCATTTACATGGTGGCACATTGTCTTATCTACCGTTATCCAGTTCGTTTCGGGCAATTGCTTACCTTCAAAATCAAACGGATTGAGATCACCTTTCAAGCATATCTCTGCAAGCTCATGCGCTGCCGTGCCTTCGTCCGCAAATGCGCTACGGGATTCTTTGTAAGGCTTTTGCGCTGCGACGCTACCGGAACAGTATAGCCAAGTAGCGCTACCACTTGCGCTCAGTAAAGAGTGTTTAGGCGCTTCTTCATTAGACATTTTGCTCACCTTTGCGCGAAATGTAAAAATAATAATGAGCGTGTTTTTTAGATACAGTTACAATGTCATCATTATAAAAAAAGTAGCAGGTTGCCTTTGTTTTACAATGAGATTCATTTGACCAGTAAAGTTCATCAACCGTGTACATAAGTGGATTATCAATACATTCACTTATTTTTATTAAATCATCAATAGTCGGAATTTCCCATCCATCTTCTTCGTTTATCATAGCGGCATGCCAATCGCCACAATATTCTTCGCCAATATAAAAATCTAAATCTTTTACATACTTTTCAGTGTCCACTGAACACGCAACCTTTGATCGCAACATATCTTGCAATTCAACTAATTTACGTTTAGTTTCCTCATGCGTCACTGATTCGAGAATAGGGCGAATCTCACATATAGCATCCAAAAGTTCATATCTTTCAGTTACAGTTAATACAAGATTAGACATTGAAGCTCTCCAAGAAGTTATAAAATTCAACATAATGTTTAGGGGCAAGAGTTATTGTGCTGGATGCACCTAGTTCAGTTAACTTATCTACGATAGTCTTTTTAGGAACAGCGTTGCGTTGACGCAGTTCAAGCGCCATTTCTTTTAAAAGTTTAGATGTTATGAGGAGTTCGGGTTCTTTTGCTTCTTCAACAGGTTCTTCAGCAGTTTCTTCTACTTCTACTTCTACAGGCTTTTCTTTTTTCTTTACTGCTTTAGGTTTTACTTGCTCGGCTAATTGTTCAATGGCTGTTTTCTTAGCGCTAGATGATCCGGCTCTACCTTCATCCCTATCTACTTTCATCGCTTTGTTCATTGCTTCGTGATGCTCAATATCAGTGATGCTTTCAACAGTTTCTTTATTATCTTCAATAATTGCAGGCGCTAAAGTTTCATCAAGCGTTTTGACAACATCCTCAAGTCTGAATTTGAATGCAGTTGATTGCTTAGTTAGCGTTTCATGAATACCGTTACTGATTCCAGATTTGATAATTTCATCCGTTTGCACTAAGCGCTCTGCCACTTCATGCAATAACTCATAGCTAAACTGGGTGTTTGTGCCATGTATTAATGAGAGTGAAATGAATTCACCAAGTTGGGTGTTTGTAAGGTTTGTTAAATCATTCATTGTGTTTTTCCTCTGTTGTTGTAAAATGAGAGTCAATCTTAACTTAACTCACAAAGAGATGCAAATGGAAAATGAAGAATTTTATGACGGTGTGTCCGTTGACGATGTGGTGCAGTGGTTTGGCGGTGAGCAGGTTGTGTTAGCAAAGAAGTTGGGTGTCACTAAAGCAGCGGTGTCGTATTGGGTAACTGAAGGAAAGATACCGGCAAACAGGGCGATACAGGTTGAGCAATTAACCGATGGGGCAATTAAGGCAGTTGATTTACCAATAATTAAAAGATAACGAGGATTGTTTATGGTGGAGTCTACTAAAACGTACCGCATAAGTCGCGGGGATAAGAACAGTGCTGTCTGTCGCAATGTGGAGGTGACATGGGAGCGAATTTGCACGGTACTCGGTAAGCACAAAGTTGCAAAGACTAAAGAGCAGGAAGGCTGGTTCTGTGGCGGTGGGTTCAGTGGTGGTTATCGCAACACGGAGAACCTGCTTGGGCGTTCACTTTTAACCATTGACGTTGATGAATGCGCAATGACTAAAGGAGAGATTGAGTTTGAGCTGGAGATGACAGGCTTTGCGCTGGTTGCGTACTCAACATGGCGTAGTACAGATAACGCTAATCGCTTTCGTATAGTGTTACCACTGTCACGGGAGGTCAGCGCGGAGGAATACGTTGCCGTGATGCACTGGTTCGCGTCGGAGTTTACCAGTTTTATTATTGATGACAGTGCTTTTAAGCCTGCTCAGTTTATGTATATGCCCAGTATTAGCGGTGGGTCGAGTGAATCGGCTTTCGTGATGGTCATGGAAGGCAGTGAGGTTGATGTGGATGTAGCGCTTGCCTTTCCTGTTGAAAAGCTGGTGCAGGGAACTGTCAAGGAATACTTGACAGTTGAATTCGATGTGGATGGCACGGATGATGACGCAGACGATATGCAGGGACTCTCGCTTGCACTTGCGCATGAGCCGATTGATGTCAGTGATGCACTGGTTGAAGCCAATCTCGATGCACTGGTTGAATCAGCAGGTGATTACTCGACGTGGATTACTGTAGGGCAGGCATTGCATCATCAATATAGAGGATCGGATGATGGGAAGTTGCTCTGGCTACATTGGTCTGCTAACTCGGATAAGTTCAACGCGGCAGATATTGACCGCAAGTGGCAATCATTCAAGACGGAAAAGAAAGTGCGCCCGTTGACGTTTGCCACAGTGATTAAGATGGTCAAGGACAGCGGAGTAAGTGTTGGGGAGATTGTCGAGAAGCAGGTGAAAGAAATCTTTGTCACTGGGTCGGAAGGTCTGTCGGTTGATAATGACAGGGCATATGAGGATGTGCGCAATAAGTTGCGTAAATTACCACTCAGCGCGGTGACATTAACCAAGCGTCAGCAAATCGCACAGGACATTTACGACCGTTGGGGTAAAGGTGAGGGGATGACGAAGTCGGCTATTGTGCGTGAGCTTTGCCCACCAAAGAAGGGCGGACTGGTAGTGGAGGAGATGCCGTCGTGGTTGAACAACTGGGTTTATGTACAACGACCAATGGAGTTTCATAACTTAAAGCATGGCTACTCTATCAAGCGCGAAGCCTTCAACGCGGAGTTTGATCGCATGGATGAGTGCGTCGCAGCGGAAAGATCGGCATCGTCGATGGCGCTGGTTGATTGGAAAATGGATACCGTCATCGATACCATGTATTGGGCGAGTAAGAACGATGGAATTTTCGTTAATGATAACGATGGACTGCGATATGTGAACTCGTATAAGAAACGCGGTGTGTTGCCATGTGAAGTGATGGACGACGATGGGTTGCGTGTTGTGGATATGATGCTCAAGCACTTGGAATTTACGCTGGTTGAACCTAAAGAAAGGGTGATACTGCTGGATTGGATGTGCCATGTTGTACAAAACATTGGTAGTAAAGTGAACTGGGCGGTACTTTTGCAGGGTACGCAAGGTGGGGGTAAAACATACTTTACAAAGATATTGCAGGGGATACTTGGGTCGAATGCCACGCAACTCGATCCGAAGCAATTTACGAAAGGAACGTTTTCGGGATGGGCGTATGGTTCAGTGCTGAATATCGTTGAGGAGATACGACTATCTGGTGATAACCGCTGGTCGATTATCGATACGATGAAGCCATACATTACAAACGAAACTATTCAAATTGAGGAGAAGTTTTCGAACTCTAGGACTGTTCCGAATTTCACGTCGTATTTTCTTTTAACTAATTATCAAGACGCTTTGCCGATTACAAACGGTGACCGTCGTTATTGTGTTCTGTATAGTCGATGCCAATCTGAGGAACATCTGTTTAATTTACTTGGCGGAGAACAACAAACCAATAAATACTTTGAGAAGTTGTTTTTAGAAACTGATCGACGGATGGATGCACTTTGCCATTACTTTATGAATCGGGTGATAAGTGCGGATTTTTCAGCGAAAGGGCGAGCGCCTAAAACCTTGTCGCGTGAAAAGATGATAGGCTATTCTGTGTCACATGAATTTGAAGAAGTGAAAGATTTGATCGCACATTATCACTGTGAGGTTATTAACGAAAACATAGTCGATATTACACTGCTTGGTAAACTTAATTTTGAGGAGTTTGATCCTGCCATTGCTAAACTTCCCAAGTCGTCGTCGGTGTTGACGCGCGTTCTTTTACAGATTGGTTACGAGAAAATACACACACGAATCAATATTCCTTGTGGCGACGGTGGGAGGAAAAAGCATACGATTTGGCGTAAAAGCACTGTGGACGAGTCGAGAGTTTGGCTTGAAGTAAAGAAACATTATGGGTTGATTTAAATTTGGGTGTCTCAGGTTTTAGTTAATTAACTTTAATGTGAGACACCTAAACTATGTCTCAGAGACACCTAAATTAAAATTGGGTGTCTCACCCTCTAGCCCTTATAAATACTGGTTTTTATTTCTATTGAGACAGGTGAGACAGGTAAATTAGTAAAATGGTTATTAGAAATATTTAATAGAAATTGGCTTATAAATTGAGTTATTTTTTATAAATATATAAATAGGAAATTGGGTGTCTCAGCTGTCCACCTGTCTCAGCAAAAAAAGCCGGTTAATTAACCGGCTAATATTTTATTCTGATTCTAGTCCGTGGTTTTTCGGATCATATTGCCTATGTCCAGCACGACCACCACAGCCTTCACATTGAACAAAAACATCCAAAACTTTACCGTCCTCATCGACGTATGTTTTTGCACCATCCATTGGGTTAAGTGGCGCTGTCATATCGCAACCGCAATCAAGGCATTTGTCGTAGGGCAGTGAACGGTATTTTTTGAATTCCATCATTGTGCGAATTGCTAAACTCACAAAAGCCGATTTTGATTTGAGTCCAGCGCTTTCAAGAAAATCAATTAAATCTCCCTGTATTGATAATTGATAATGCCTGGCTTTTTTACGCGGATCAATTTTAGGTCTACCGCGTGAAACTTTTAAGGCTTTAGGAACTTTTACTTTCATTGCCTTTTTAGTGAACAGCATTTTTAATCTCCCCGTACTCTGCTTCGAGTGATTTGTATGCAGTAACGTACTCTTTGTATGCTTGAAATAAATGAACATCTTCATCGTAAAGCATTTGAAGGTAATCACTTGGCAGTGATTGGATGTACTCTTTATATGTCATCATCATGTTTATTCTCCCCAAATCACAATTAGTTCAGCAACAAAAACAACAGTGAAAATTGCTGTAAGGATTGAGCCAACTACTACGTCATAAAATGTATTCATTTTTATATCTCCGGTTAGGTTAAAAGTGCAATAGCGCACTGCATAGCGCCTTAAAAATAAGGCGCTACACGCTAAACTATTCCCAGTCGCTGTAATCTTCTAGCACGTCAACTACACGCCCGCTAACGTCGATTAATGCGCTGTTAGCATCGTAGATTTGCGCGTGGATCATATCGCCTATATCTTTGCGGCTTTCGCTACGAACGACGGTATCGTTATCAAGTAATAAAGTAATCATTTCTATAGCTCCCGTTAATAAATTGTTTCATAGCGTATTGCTAAATTTGCATTGCTAATTGAATGGTGAATTTGAAAACCACATTCTTCAATGCTTGTAAATTCACCGAATCTTTTTTCATGCCATTTTAAAAAATTCAATATTCGCATTGCGTGTCTTTTGTTTGAAAAGCAACAAACACACTTACCATCAAACATTAGCGCGTGTTTAAGCACTTTGTTTGATGCAATTAATTCGATAGTAAATTTATTCATTTTGTATTCTCCAGTTAAATGTAATCTAGTTCTTTGGCAATACGTCTAAGCGCTGTTTCGATATGGTTATCATCAAGATACCGATAAAGAAAATCGGTAGCGGTAAAGTGTAGTTTTGCAGCTCGGAACAGTCCCCAAATGAAAAACTTTTCTTTGTTCTTTCCAAGATCGTTTGCTTTGAATGCCAGCATTTGATCGCGTGGCAATGCTTTGATAGCGTCTTTCATCATGTTGTAGTGTGCTTGTTTCATTTTCATGCTAATTTCCCTGCTTTGTAATCACGAATGTGCTTTTTAGCAATGTCTTTTGATTTGGTTAATACTACTAAGCCGCACGGAAAGCAAACAGACATGATAAGCTCTCCGTTATAAACAGCGCCACAAATATACTCGCCTTTGTAGAATACACTCCAGCTTGAATGAATTAGTGTTGTTTGGCGACGTGCCGCCAAGGTTTTTTGATAAGTTTTATTTAATTTCATTTTATATCTCCAGTTATTTTGCGATTTCGTTAATGTAAATTGTGTCGTTGTGGCTATAGCACAATCTGCAGTCATTACATTTTTGATGACAATTAATTGTTACGTTAGCGCTTAAATCTGACTTCTTATGCGCTGTGAAAACTTTGTCATAGCCAGCAGGCAGTTTGTCGATTTTGTTCATTTTTGTACTGCTGTGGATCAAAATCACGTTAGCTGGTTTGCTAACCATGTCTAAAACTCTTTTGATTAAATCTTTGCGTTTAGTCCAGAATCCGAATGTGGTTTCGGGGTTTTTACGCGCAAGATTAAAATAGTTTAAAACGTGAATTTCGTTATGAACTTCACCAAATGAATCGAATCTTGCAATTGCAAAATTTAATCTCGGTAACTCAACATCTAAAAGAATACGTTTATATAAATCGGCATTGCGTTCTAATGCCGATATTAACTTTGGATAACGCTTTTCAGTGTTAATTGAATAACATCTGGTGCAAACCACTGTTTTGTCTGCTGATCCATTCATTTTGAGACAAAATGGGTTGCTGCTCGCGGGAGTGTTAAAAGAAGGAATGTTCTCCATCTTTGCTGTTCCCATCGTCATGTGAAGTTTGAAAGTCATGTTAATTCTCCGGTTTGGTTAGTGTAATAGCGCACTGCATAAAGGCTTAAAGGTGTAAGCCTTTACACGCTGAACTATTTGTTTACCGCGTTAGATAGTTCCTCTATCTCTTTTAAATTAGCAGTAAAAAGATTTAAAAAACCAACAGGCTTTTCATAATCCCAAATGCCACCTGCATCTCGGTAATTACAGAATTCGCCAAATTTAAGACGGTACACACCATAAAAAACAGGGTAAAAGTCCCCGTCCATTTCTTCAATCATTTCGCCTCTGATTGAAACAAGTTGGTCGTCAATGATTGCTTGTGCAAGCTCTTGCACAATTTCCCATTTGTCGGCAGGTGCTAATTCATTAAAGGTATTTTTGTCGCTGATAAAAAATGTATCACTCATGGTCTTATCTCCGGTTTGGTTAAGGTTTAACGCTGTGTTTTGCGTTGGATATAGAATAATTCATCTAATTTTATTAATCAACAATATTATTTTAGTTAATTAGTTTTAATAATATTGTTTAGCGTAAAATTAATAGTCTATTTTGCTATGTGTTTGATTTAATTGAAGAAAACTGAACAATAGCGAATCGCTATTATCCTTTCAGCCTCTCCGCAATCATTGCCGACAGGCTTCAATCCTTGCATCCTCTGCGGCACAAATCAGCAGGCACAAAAAAGCCTTACAAGATTTAAAACCTGTAAGGCTTTCTAACTTAACAACAAATAAAATATTTTACCTGCTAATTTAACTTAGCATTTTTTACCGCCTCCGCCTTTGCCGCCTTTCTTTTTCATAGCCATGTTGATCACCTCCTTTTATGTGACTAGTTCTATTATAGTATTGATATGATACAATCGCGCAAAATCTTTATCACTTCATCGTCGTGAGGACGTTATGACAATCAGACAAACAAACTTTATAGCTGGTGAGGCAATTTCTCGCAAACAAATGGATCGAATGGGTATGGCAATCGGCAACCCACACCTCCCCCCATTCAATAGACGCGAAATGCCTTTCTTTATCGCTCCAGCAGTTGCGGCAGCAGGAACAGCTATGGCAGCAGCAGGAACAGCGATTGCGGCAGGCGGTGTAATGGCTTCAATGGGTGCAATCGGCACAGCGGCTTTAGCTACAGTCGGGGCAATTGGTACAATAGCAGCAGTGGCAGGAACGGCAATGTCAGTAGTCGGCATGGTGACAGGCGATAAGTCGCTAATGAAGATCGGTGCAATCGTAGGATTAGCAGGCGGAGTGGCTTCTCTTGCATCTGGTGCTATTGCTTCACTCGCAGCCGGTGGGGAATTTGCTATGGGAACAGCAGGTATTCAATCAGCTAATGCAGCTAATGCGGCAAGCGCAGCCGCTCAAACTTCAGTAGCATTAGGGCAAGCAGGCACAGCGGCAAGTAACTTAGCGGCAGTTACTCCCCAAGGATTAGTTAACGCAGCGCCTTTAACTAATCAAACTACAATGGGACTAAGTGGCGCGGCATCCAATAGCCTATCGGCAGTTACTCCGCAATCGATAACCATGGCAGGGCAAGGTGGTACAGGATTGATGGGGCAAGTAGGAAGTGGCTTAAATGCAGCAGGCGGCAATGCTTTAAATGCAATCGGTGCAAGCTCGGCAAGCAATTTGGCAGGCACGGCAGCGGCATCTAGTGGCGGATTCATAGATAAGCTACTAGGTAGCATGACTGAAAAAGATTATGTTATCACAGGCTTTAGCGCGTTAACAGGAGGGGCAAAGATGATGCAAGCCAATCAAGCAAGCGCTAATCAGCAAAAACAGTATGAATACCAACAAGCGCAACGCGAGCAGCGTATTGCTAATCTAAACAGTGTACCGACTCTACGCAATACACTCGATGCTAATGCCGGCTTAAATGCTAACGCGGGACTATAGACAATGGAAAATAAAACAGATACTCCAGCAGGCAAAAGCTCAACAGGCGGTATGACTAATCAAATGCTGATAGATATCCAGCATAATATCGAATCAAAAGTATCACCAGAAAATAAACAGCGCTACAACAAAACGGTGTTAGCCGCTGAAACTTTAATGTTTGATCCGAAAACCCATCAAAATATGGAACTAGTCAAGAATCCAGACAGCCAACAGAACCTAGTTGAAACGGTCAGTAAAGGTGTCAGCGGCTTAATGTGGTTACTCTATCAGCAATCAAAGAAAAGCCTACCGGCTGAAGTGCTAGTGTTTGCAGGCACGACAACTATCTGCAAGGTGCTAGACTTTGCCGAACGTGGTTTAAAACTACCAGTCACTCCAGAAATCATCTCACAGACAACCAAGCGCACAACAGATAAACTGTTTGAGCAAATGGGCATCACGCCCGAACAGCTCAAAGCGGCAATTGCTCAAGGTAAACAAGAGATTGAGGATTACCAAACACATCAAGAGTATGTCGGCAATAAGATGCAGGCAGTGAAGTCTAAAGGCAAAGCGCCTAATAAACCAGTCAAGAGAGGTAAATAGTCATGGCTTATGGAATGTTAACCAGTTTTGCCTTAGGCGCTGCGCAAGGTCTAGGCACGGCAATGATAAATAAATACAGCAAGGATCAAGATGCTGAGATTAAAGCCAAAGCGGATGCAGAGCGTGAAGCACGAATTGAAGAAGCGGCTATACGGTCAGAAGGCAGAGCGAAAGTTAGAGCCGATACCGATTATGCTAGACTCCGTACAGACACGTTAGCCGATAAGGAGTCGCAAGCTGCACAGGACTATATTAATAAAGCAACTGAGCATGAATACCGCGTGGAGGATTTTAATACGCAGGAAAGATTGCGCCAGCAAGATGACATAGCTAAAGAAAAAAGAGAGGCAATAAGACGAAATGACCCTACTGACATTGACTATAAACTTAAAAATCAGCAATTGGAATCAAGCAAAGCGGCTGAATTGAATAGTGACACGGCTAGAAAATCACAAGAGATTAATCAAAAAGTTGCTCAAATGGAGTTAGACAGAAAAACTCAAATTTTAGATTTACAAAATAAGATTCAAAATACCGCTGATGAAAATGAAGCCAATAAACTTAAAAGTAAATTGATATGGCTCGAAGGTAAAAGCGATGAGCTTAGTATTCAAAAAATGTCCATTGATACTGGCAGAATTGACCCAGCTACCAGAAAACCAATTGAAGAAGATATACTGATTAAAGTTAATAAGATAACTGGTAAATGGGAAACTTTAGATGTTGCAGGTAGACTGAAAGAAGGTAAACCATTCACAAAAGAAGAAGCTATCGCAGTTGCTAAAGCCGAGGCGGATGCTGATCCTAAAATCGGTGTTAGAAATTCAACGTGGTTCGATACCAAAGGTGATAAAGATAACACTCCTCAATATGATGATTATGTTAATAAACGTGTGGTTGAATTAACAAACACGCCTAGAGGGATGCTTAATTCTAAATCAGAAGGCAAAACCAGTGATAAAGTTACAGCGCCTAAATCCGATGATTTGAATTCACTTTATAACGATAAAGTGAATATCGGTGGAATGCGTAAACCTAATTCACAAGAGTTTGAACCTTCACAAGGTGTTGCAAAAGATTTGCGTAAAATGGATTATCAATTGATGCTATATGGTACAGGTGAAAGTAAAAACGTGCCTAAACCGTTAACTACACTTAGAGAAACCATAAGTACATGGTCGCCAAAATCAGATAATAATGATACTGAAAGACTAATAAGTGATGCTTCAAAATTATTAAATATTAAACCAGATGATAAAATAGATTTAACTGATTCGGCTGTACGCGGTCAATTAATGAAAGCATTAGTTAAACAGGAACACGGTGGGCAAATCAAAGGGGATATAAATAAAATATATCAATACATCGATGAAACCTATGGCAGTACACCGTTAACAAATCCATCTAATTCATCTAAAAAAATCATTAGCATTACGAAGGAAAAATAATGTCAATATATAGAATAACCACCGATGACGGTTCAATTTACAAAATCGAAGCTGCAGATGATGCCACTGAACAAGAGGTCAGTGATTATTTTAATAACGAATATTTACCTTCTTTAGAAGTTAAACAAGAAGAACCTGTTAAACCAACCGAACCCGTAGCGCAAGACCCTACAGGCGAGTTAACGCAATTCAATAAGCCAGTTGAGCAACCAACGCCAGAGCAGATTGCACAAATGCAATCTGAGGCTAATCCAAAGGATACTAGCGACTTCTCACGAGGCTTTAAAACATCTTATGAGCAATTGCCAGAATTAGGCTATGGATTAGAAGCAGGTGCTTATGCCATTGGCGAAACTGCATTTGGTGAAGGCGGAATGCTTACGCAAGGTAAGCAGGAAGCTGTAGGTAAAATGATTGCCGCGCAAAAAGAAACTCAAGCCAATGCAAAAGAAAGCGATTCGTTTACTTATGCTTATCAGAAAGCAAAAGAAGGTGACTTTGGTGCGCTTGCTGATACCGTTCAATATGGTTTGGGGTACGGGCTTGGTCAAGGAACTCAAGCCATACTTGCAGGGGGCATAGGCGAAGTTGGTGCTAAACTTGCCAGTGAAATGTTTGCTAAAGAATACACAGCAAAATTAGTTGAACAAGAAGCGCTTAAAATTGCCGAGCAAAATGCAGGCAGGGATATAACTCAATCTGAAATTGAAAAACAAGCCGTTAAGAATGTTGCAGAATCAATTGGTAAAAAAGGTCGTGATTATACCTTAGGCGCTCAAGCAGTAGGCTTAGAAGGTGGTGAGATTTTAGGTGATTTGGCTAAACAATCCACTGAGCAAAACCGCGCATTAACACCATGGGAAGTTAGCAGAGGCTTAGGCGCAACAGCGTTTGCAGCCGCAGCGGAATCCTATGCTGATAAGTTTGGATTGGATGTACTTGGTGGTAAACGTTTGGCAGAAGTAGGTAAATACACTGAAGGATTAAAAGGTAATTTACTTCGTGGCGCTGCGACAGGTGCTAAAGGCGCAGGTATCGAAGGTGGAACTGAGTTTGCCCAAACGCTTATTGAAGAAGCAGGTAAAGGCAAAGACCCGTTTAGCAGTGATTCATTTAGACAAGGTATTGATGCAGCGGCATTAGGCTTTATTGGTGGCGGGGCGATGAGCGGCATCGGTGGTGTAATGTCATCTGCTCAACAAAAACCAGACCAACCTGCTACAGATGAGATTGATCCGGCAATGCTACGCGGTGGACTTGATGGCACAACTGCTCAAACTACAGCGCAACAACCTGCTCAACCAATGACCGATTGGCAAAGAACAATGGGGGATATTCGTAGTATTGTTGGTAAAAATCAATTAGTTAGCAATGAAGTAATTGCTAAAGATATTGCAGGCGCTGAAAATATTGATGATGCCCTACAAGCATTCAATCATATTGGTGAAGCTATCTCAACTGACCATGCTATTACCCATGATTTGAAAACTCAAGAGCAACAAGCCATTGAAGCTCAACGCGGTCAAGATCAAATTACCGCTATGCAAGAACCTTTAATACAAGAACCTGTAAAAGCTAAACCAGATAAGTTAGATGCTACACAGGAAAGTTTAGATTTTATTGGTCAAGCAGTAGCGCAAGGTGGCGCAGAACTTAAAGGCGGAATGCTATATCTTCCAACAGGTGAAAAGTATTCGCTCAATAAGGCGCAAAGGGATCATTACACTAATCTGGTTACACCGATTGAGCAAGCGCCAGAAATGCCAACAGCAGAAATGCCAACAGCAGAAACGCCAACAGCAGAAATGCCAATTACAGTGGATTTATATCGAGGTGTTCCAAAGGGGAAATCAACTGAAGATGTTACTACCACAGTTGGTAATGCACTATTTATGTCACCAGATGAAAAAATAGCTAAGGATTATGCTGGTGAAGAAGGTAGCATATCTAAATCAACTCATACTTTTAATAATTTACTTGAAGCTAACAATTGGGCAGAAGCTAAACAAAAAATTGGCTTAGCGCCTTCCAATTCAATGGACGACCTTGTCAATACAGCAAGAGAGCAAGGTTATGATGGTATTTCATTTAATACCAAATTTAATGGTAAGGAATACATTGTATTAAAACCAAATGAACCAGCCACACCAGTAGCAGAAACGCCCACAGCAGATTATGAAACAAGAAATTCGGATCGTATTGCACGAATTAATCAAGCATCTACGCCAGAAGAAATACAATCAATTTATGCTGAAGAAACATCAGATAATGAGCGTCATTTTGAAGGAACTCGTAAAGCTGAGATTGCTGTAAAAGATAAGTTAAATAACTTAGAAAGAGAATCGGCTAATAAAAAAGAAGATGAAGCGTATGCTGCGGGTGAATGGGTTTTTCATTTCCCGACCAATTCACTAAGTGATGCAAATCAAATGGCAAAATCTATGGAAAAGATAGAGCCTAAAAATGAATATAGAGTTGTGCCTTGGCAAAATGATAGCTACTTAGTACAAAAAAGAAATATTGAAGCGGCATCAAAATTACCGCAAGAAAAAACTGGAACAATCAACAACCCTATTCTTAGAAAGAACGGTAAGCCATTTACTAGTCAGCAAGGAGCGCAAACGCACATTCGCACCAATCCAGAATTATCTAAGGATACTCACACTTGGGTAAAACTTGGCGAGGAGAAATACGGTATTGTCACTGAAGACCAAGTGGATAGAAAACCTACAAAACCTGCTGTCAATAACCTACGGGCACTAACTGGTTTAGAACCTATTGAAACTGCTATCGGTAAACTTGGCGGAATCAATCGCGAAATGGCAAATAGGGCGGGTTTTTCTGATTTCAAAGGTTGGTACTTTACTAAAACAAGTTCCGAAGGTTTC